AAATTATCTATTTGTGCAGTAGCGATTGTTCCTGTTAAAGTATTTAAGGATATCTCTACAACGTTTGTTCCGTCTGAATAACAAGCAACTAATTGACCAGAAGTTTCAATTGCAAAACCAGATCCTGATACAGTTTTAATTGTTAATGAATTACCATTTCTAGTCGTTTGGTCTCTTACGATATAAAATTTTTCTATTCCATCTGGTACTAATACTTGTCTAGCTGATGTAAGTGATCCTGATAAATTAAGGATCATATTTCTTGCATTAGAAAGTGTTGCGTTAGACATTACTAATGTAACGTCAGATGCTCCAACGTTAATAGTTTCATAACCAGCAATAGCTTGTTGAATAAGGTTTAAATTTGAATTTGTTTTATCTCCCCATGTACCGGCGTTCTCGCCTGTAACCATGAGTTCTAGTTTAAGATCTGTAGAATAACTTGATGCCATTTATACTCCTAAAATATGTTATAAAAATACTATGATCATGCCGCTATGTCAACCGGAGTCCAAGTATTATTAGCTCCTGTTTGTACCTCTGACCACCCTTGAATATTAACAGATCCTTCACTGATATTCAACCTAGAGCCTGTCACTGTAGTACTTCCAGTTATTACAAAAGTAACTGTTCCAGTGCTTAAATTAACTTGACTTCCAGTAACACTGTAAGTAGCAATATATTTAATTTGCCCTAAACTTCCATTTAATTGAGATCCTGTGACAGAGACATTAGCATCTGCAGAAGTGGATTCATTACCTATTAAAACATTTATTTGTGACCCTGTAACAGGAACTAATGTTTCTTGGAAAGCCTCTACTTGACCTATATTTAAATTAACCTGACTTCCTGTAACCGGTACGTTAACATTAATAATAATTAAAACACTATTTAATCCTTCAGTTATATTTAATCTTCCAGCACTTGTAACTGTAACGTTTGCATCTCCTGTAATTGTAAGATTTCCAGTAGCTACAGTAATAAAATCATCTTCATCGACATTAACTGATATATTTCCATCAATTTGAATGTCTACTGGATGAGTAACTATTTCTAAAGCAGATCCTACTACATTAACTTCAGGATCTTGTTCGCCACCCCAAGGAACAGCTCCCCATTGATAAACACCCCAACCTTCTCTAACTTCACCTTCGGCAGTTACAGTTCCTTCACTTAAATTTAATCTTCCAGCAGTAGTTACAGAAACTGAAACATCTGCAGTTGCATTTTCATTTCCAATTTCAACATTAAGTCTTGAACCAGTAATATCTAAATTAGCTGTTCCAGTAACAGTTACACCATTAATATTAGTATTTAATTGTTGACCAGAAATGTCTTGATTAGCATTTCCTGTTACAGTTACAGAACTTAAATTATTTGCAACATTTAACTGAGAACCAGTTAATATAGCTTCATCACCAGCGATACCCCAAGTATATACTCCCCATTCATTTGAACCCCATCCAGCATTAAATACAAAAGCAGTTTGTCCTTGAGAAATATTTGATTGAGATCCAGTTACATTTATATTTTGACCAATTGAAGTAGATACATTTCCTGTATAAAGAATAATATCGTCATCTTCATCAACGTTGACAGATATATTTCCATCTATCTGAATATCAACTGGATGAGTAACAACAGTTAAAGATATTCCAGTAACAGATATAGATGCATCTGCTAAAGTAGTAACACTTCCTGTTGTTATAGTTGCTGAAGGAGCTAATCCTCCCCACAGTTGTTCTCCAAAATCGTCATAACCATAGGGTACGAGACCAGGTGACGATACTGTAACTGTAATATCTGCCACCGTGGCCTCCTATGAATTAAGCGTTACCGATTCTTAAAATAGCAGCAGAAGTTGTAAATGCTGGGAACTGAATTGTAAATGTTCCAGCAGTTGCAGTTTTATTGCCACCAAAATCTAGTACACAAACTGCTTTATTAGTAGCTGAAGTATTGTATATTAAAGCTCCTCTTGCAGTTAATGTAACGTTAGTAAATGATAAATTACTAAAATTAGTTATTGCTACGGCAGAAGCTAGCGATGTACCTGAGTTAACAAGTGCTTTACCACCTGATACATAACCAGCTGGTGATGTAACTTGTCCACCTGTAGTGAATGAAGTTGTTGATGCACCAATAGTTGCGTTAGTAGTATACATTGCTAATTTAAATTTATTGCCGGCAGGTGCAGTACTAAAATTATGCACACCTTCTAATAATTGTTGTTTAAACGAATTACAGATAGCATTAGTTGTAATAGCCATTTTATTCTCCTTTAATTAATTTATGGTGATGGAGAATCAATTTTAATTCTTGGAACTCCATCGGCATACTCTTCTCTACGTCTTCTTCCCATTTGTTGAAGAGCAAAGGATTGTACAGTAGTATCATACTTTGTTTTATATAGGTTGTACATATCCATCGGTCCTTTTAAGTAAGAAAAAGCCTCTACAAGAGTTCCGTATAATAAAACGTTTTCTTGGTATGTTGACAAATAAGTGTTTGTTGTAGAACTAAAATGTGGAGGTTCTTTAATATATTCTAATTGAACTGGGTATGCAACATTTGGTGTTGGGGCAACAATTAAAGTAAAATCGTCCCAATTACCATAAAATTTAGGAAGACCAGTTGATCCAGAAGAGTTATATTCTCTAATAAAAGATTGATCTCTTAGCTCTATATATTCTACTGAACCAGAAGAAAGACTTCCTCCAGCAGTTGTAGCTACTAATACTTGTCTAGTAATTAAACAATCAGCAGGTAAAGTAAGATATTTATTATTAGCAGTAAAAACAGAATCTGCATATTTTCTTAAATCATCATAATCTACTTTTCCAGCAATATCTAATTCTACATTTCTAAGAAATTCAGAAATAATGCTATCTGTTAAAACTTGACTATCTACTTCTGTGTAGTTTCGTATCTGTGTTAAAAAATTTGAATAAGATATAGACATTATGATATTACAACGTTTAATTGACCTGTTATTGCTCCTAATTGTCTTGCTCTATTTTGAGCAGCACCATTATCTGGCATCATACCAGTAGAGTTAAATCCAAATTGTCCGGGTAAAGTTAAGCTTATTGTAGTAAACATTTCACCACCTGAAATAATATTAAAATCTTGAGATCTTGTATTTTGTAAAGCCATTGCATCAGCAATAACTTTTTTTCTTTCTAGTTGAGGATGTTTAGGTTCATATTCCGATATATGAACAAGAGATCCCTGCCACTCTGTGACCATTTCTGTATAAGGAAATGCTTGTCCAGAACGATCAGATATAGATAAAGATCTTTTTCCTTTTGCGTAAGGCATTATACACCATCTCCAAAGTAAGTTTGTGGAGCAATGTACAATGAAGTTCTTTGACCGTCTTCATCTAATGCTCTTAGTAATTCATCTTCATATACTAATTTTAATTGTTCAGTTCTATCCGGTGCTTTTAAGAAAGATAGATAATAAGCTAATCCAGAAATTAAACACGGATAAAATCTAAACACAACATCTGAAGTATTTGAATAAGCTCCAGCGTCTTCTATTCTTTGTATGTAATAATATTTTAAATAAGTATAAGTAACTGTATCAGGTGCTTGATATAAATAGATAATTGGAGTTGTTTGTCTATCTACATAATATTGAGAAGGTTGTCCTGTATTTCCTTTATTAGGAAGTGCTGCATAAGCAGATCGATCTACTTTTGTTAAAGATAAATCTTGTGTATTAGAATTTACAGATAATGAAGTAGAGATATAAGCTTCTAATACATCACTACAATCATTAGGAGTTGTATAAGTAATTTGTCCTGCAGTTAAAAGTTGATTTTTTAATTCTACTTTCCATAAGTGAATTCCTCTATTTGCCCATTCAGCAAATATTACATTTAAATTTCTTCTAGCTCGTCTAAGATCATATCCAGCATTATTTGCAACTCCACATCTTTGATATGCTTCTTCAATAATTTCTTCTATCTGTGGATTAAAATCTACTGTTCCAGAAGTTGCCATTAAAACACTCCTTTGAATGGAACTTTTTTAACTTGTACTGGATATTGTCCTAAAAGACCGCCTTCTCTAAGTCCTGGAGGATCTAATTTAAAAGAATGTTGTCCTGTTTTATTAAAATCTTTTTCTTGTTTTATTTTAGACTTGGCTTCATTAAGTTGTCTAATGTACTCTTTAGTACCTAGCCTTTTCATCTTTTGAATTTCTGTTTCTTTATCGTTAGCCATTATGTAGCTCCTTATGGTATTTTTTACGATTATATAACTTTTTGGATTGTACCACTCTTGGCTTAAACAGTCTAGAACGTAGGATTTTAGCGAATAGATTTCTTTTTCTTTTTGCCATTTTTCCTCATAGCCCTAGAAGGTTTAGCTCCTCTAAGTTTTCCGTCTATTTGTTGAGGTATTTGAGATCGTCCTATTGGCATATTAATTTAATACAGTATAAACAACTCTACCATTAAGTTTCTCAGCTTTCAAGAATTGTTTTCTATTTCCTAAAGGATTATAACTGCAATGTACCCATCCAGAATTAGGTTCATTTTCATTCCAGAATTCAAGTATACATTGATCATAGTCAAGATTTTGTACTATAAAATCTGCAACATCTTTATTAGCAATACCAAATATCTCAAAATCTGCTGCTTGTCCTTTGGTATGTTGGCTTTTGCTAGATGAACCTACTGCTTCACAAAGTGCAGCGGATCTGTATCCAGAACTAACGGATACTGGCATACCATAATAATCTCTTAGAGGTTGTAATATCTTTTCACAAAGTATCTTTAAATTTTCTATATGTTCTTCATTTGGAGTGTTATCTATCCCTAGTCTCGTTGCTTCTTGAGACTTTGTTAATTCATTTAATGTAAAACTTTTACTTAGATTCATTTTTATACCAACATAATAAAACAAAACGTTCTCCAGATAGTAATTCGGTAACCTTATGTTTTTTATAAGATTCAAATTCTACATATTTACCAGTTTCTGGTTTTATTTCAACATCTTCTACGATTGTTCTTCCTCCTTCGTAACCTTCATTTAAATAAGTAATAGTTGTAATATCATAATAAGGCGTATCATCGTGCCAACCATGGGATTCACCAACTGGCCAAAAAACTATTTGTATACATTTTATTTTTATATCTTCTTTTTCATATTTTTTAATTACATCTGAAAATAACTGTTCTTTTAACCAGTTATCAAGATTTATTAAGTATCTTTTTTCATAACGTATAAAATTTCCATTTAAAGATATAAATTTTTTTATTAAATTTTTACATTCTTCATTAGACAAAAAATTATTTATTATTTTCATTTATACATTTACATTGTTTTAACAAACAACATATACCAATCCAGAGTTTAAATATACAGTTATTCTTTGACTTCTTTGATTCTTTTGATTCCATGTTTATCCACTTCTACAATGGCTTTTACTTCTTTACAGCTCCAATTAACATTGGTTCCTTGGTCTCTTTCAACTTTTCTTTTTTGTTCTAAACATTCGGCAAGATTAGCTTTAGGTGAATAACCTTCTAATTTATTATTCATGTACATTAATAATGCAAAAACCGCTTCGATCATTACTTACCTCTAACTGAATCTAATTCTTTTTCTAGTTTATCTACTTTCTTTTCTAATTGAGATATTAATACTTTTGTATGAACGTTTTCTTCTAATTGTTTAGAATGTTTTTCTATCGTTTTAGCTTGATACTCAATCAACATAAATAATTCTTGATTCTTTGGAGTTTGTTCTGCTTTCTTTAAAAGATCTTGAGCCATTAACTTTTCATTAGTCTCTAATCTATTTAATCTTTCAACAATACCAAAATAAGTCCATACTGCTACAACAATAGCAGATACAATAGCTACTATATTTTTTATAGGTAAAGCTATATTTGTTTGATCGCTTAATTTAAATTCACTACTCATTTTTATCCTTTTTTACATTATAAAACATGTTATCGGAGTTGTCAGTAACCCAATCTTTATTTTCTACGTTCCACTCTGTAGTTTGGACTTTATAATCTGGCCAATGTTTTGAAGTTGTAAAGCTAGGAATACTCCACAAAATACGATTATTAGGCTGAGCTGCAAAGTTGCCGTTATCAAGAGCCAAAATGTGAGCACACTTATGCTGATCGGGAATTTCAGAATGTTCAGTATCGATAATATTAGGTTCCGGATGTGCCCAATCCACAGTGAATAAATATTCTCCATGAATAAATTTTTTATCCTTTCCTAAATATTTACAACGTTGTCCTATTAAAAAATCAAAAGTAGTAACAGCAGGATAATAACTAAATGAATTCCATAACTCAAGATCTTCGAGGTCTTGATGTTCCATCGGTGTGCTATGCAAAGTATCGCTGTCTCTTCTTTGAACAAAAGCAGAGATAGGAAGTCTCCAATAGATTGCACCGTTCGTAAGTAAACAATGAAACAAGAGTGCACGCCCGCTAATACTCCCCAAACCAAATACCACGCAGTCTTCAGTTTCGCCTTTATGTTCTCGTAAATCATATAAATATTCTCTCCTTATTTTACAATAAATTGGTGGTATGTTCGCATTTAAATATGCCATTATCTAATTTCATTTAATCCTGTTTCCCTATCTAAGTATTTATATTCTATTTTATGAACTGTAAAGTCTTTATCTATTTTATTACAAATAGATTTAGGATCAAATTCACCGCATGAATAAACATCAAATTGCATTAATGCAGGACTTACTTCATCCCAAATATGCATTACGATATGTGATGTTTCAATAATTGCAGCTCCTGTAATTCCTCTGTTTCCTTCCATGTTAGAATATTTAACATAAGGACCCATCATTACTTTCATTCCAATTTGTTCTATGAATTCGTTTAACCAACGCCTAAGAAACTCCTCGTCCATCGGTGGTCGATAGACTTCTGCTCGTACA